GACCAAGGCATCGCAGGGCCTCGGGGCGAAGGTAAAACGACTTTAGCTATTCGCGTTGCCTTGTACCTTATGGTCCGGGGTCTATCTACGTTTCCCGTCGTTATTGGGAAAAACGCAGACAAGGCAAAAAAGGAAGTGCGTGACCTAGTTGAGCAACTGCAGCAAAACGACCTGTTTATCGCGGACTATCCAGAAATCGGCATCCCGTTTCAGGCCGTTGGCGGTTGGTCGAGTCGAGGTAGAATGCAGACATGCGGCGGGCAATCGACCAATATCGTTATCGGGCCGGAATTCTTTGTCTTTCCTACGATCAACCGAACGCAGATTCCCGATTGGCCCAAAGAGATCGAGCCGTGTAGCAGGGGTCAAGTGTTCTACAGCCTGGGAATCGACGGGGCGATCCGTGGGACCAAGTTCCGATCGGCGCGGCCAACGCTCGCGATCCTCGACGACATCGAAGACCGGGAAGCGGCGGCCAGCGAAACGATGATAGCCAAGAACGAGGAAATCATTGAGCAGGACATCGGCGGCTTAGGGCAGTCCTCAGAGCGGATCCCTCGAGTAATGCTTTGCACGATCCAGAATAGGAAGTGTATCGCGTTCAAGTACACAGACCCTAAGCAGAAACCATCTTGGAGGGGCAAGCGATACCGCAAGCTCGTTACAAAGCCGGATCGAATGGACTTGATAGAGCAATACATCGATCTACGCAAGGGACGCAAAGCCGACGACCCGGACGCTAGGGAGGCTTTTCGTTTCTACCGCGACAACCAAGCCGAGATTGAACGCGGGGCGGTAGTAAGCAATCAGGCTAGCTATTCCCGCAAGACCCACAGCGACGGCGAACCGATGGAGCTATCGGCGGTCCACAGCTACTTCAATCGCGTTGCCGACCGTGGCCAAAAAGCGGTTTCAACCGAAGACGACAACGACCCACCCGAAGAAGCCGGGCCAATGGGGCTTGGCATTACACCCGCTCTTGTCGAGTCGCGGATAAGCGGATTGGTTCGGCGGCAACTACCGGCCAATACCGTAGCTCTGACAGCGGCGATCGACCTGGGCAAGTATACGCTCCATTGGGTTGTTACTGCTTGGTGGCATGGCGCAGGGGGCATTGTGGCGGACTATGGATTCCAACAGGTCTACGGGACCGATAAGAGCATGGATCACGAAGCTAGCGAGCCGATGATTTACCAAGCCTTGCTAACCCTTCGGGATGAGCTGCTACAGAAAGAATTCATCGACACGACCGGAACGCGGCGGGCAATCGATTTTTGCCTAGTTGATTCAGGGGCCTTTACAAATGCGGCGTACCAGTTCTGCCGAGAGGTTAGCGGCATCTTCCACCCGTCCAAGGGAATTCCAGCATACAAGCCAAAGACCAAGACGACATCGACAACCATCGCAGGGGCAAACATTCACGCGCAGCACTTGCCAGCGGCTAAGGTTTGGCTTTACGATTTGGATACAGACTACTGGAAGCAGTTTGTTCACGAAAGGTTTTTGACGCCGACCTTCGATGAAAACAACATGCTTCGGCGCGGCTCGCTTTCGGTGTTTACTCCAGAAGGGGAAAAAAGACATTCGCAGTACGCGCAGCATATTGCAGCCGAAGAACTGGTAACTAAGTTCACTGAGGGCAAAGGGGCTAAAACCTATTGGCTCCCCAAAGAGGGCGAAAATCATTGGCTCGATGCAACTTACATGGCGGCGGCAGGGTCCGAGGCTTGCGGCGTCAAGCTTATCGCCCCATCGGAAATCGAGGTTGCCCCGAAGCACATAGGCGATGAGCCGAAACAAGCCAAGCCGGTGCAGCAAGCCTACAGGCATGGGCAGCAAAGATTCAGGCAGCGCCAAGGCGGATGGATTCCCAAACGAAGAGGATGATATGAGCAAGAGACAAAGCAAGCTAAAAACTAATTTGACCTGGGAAGAGCAATATGGGCCAGCGGTGGCGGTTCGTGTAACTCACGACCCATCGACGGATATTGTGTCCAGGGTTGAAACGATCAACGAAAACGGAAAAATTATCGAGCAGTGCTACCCCATCCCCCGCGAAGACGAGGCAAGGCCCTGCACCCTATGCGAATCGCGCCGACCGGTCGGGACAAGCTACTCAAGGGTCTATTGCACGACGGCTAACGTCCGGTACTGCAAATGCTCCTTCTGCGGGCATACATGGACGCAAGAGCGTAAATAATTTGTAGCAGTCTACTATTGGAATAGTAGAGGCATCTACCAAGGGCCAGCAAGCCATGCAACTATTTACGCATGGCATCAGCGGCAAGCCTTCTAGCACTAATCGACGCAGCTATTGAGGCCCTCGTAAACGGGGGAGCCTCTCAGTATTCCATTGGCTCTAGGACCGTTACCAAGCTCGACCTAGCGTCATTGTTTGAGCAGCGAAAAGACTTGCTGCATCAAGTCCAGCGTGAAAGCGGATCGGGCGGAATCTCCCTCGGCAGAATCGTAGGGGGCCGTCGATGATTACTCGATTTATCGATTCCGTTGTTTCGGCAGTTAGCCCCATCGCAGGATTGCGACGGCAGCAAGCACGCAAGGCCCTTGCCAGATCGTACCAAGGGGCCGAGCCATCGCGAGTATCGAGCAACAGGCACCCAAAGAACCTACCTGCCGACCAAGAGCTTATGGGGCCATTCGGGGCCGATCGACTCAGGGCAGAGGCTAGGCGATTGGTACGAGACAACTCCTACGCCTGGGGCGTGGTCGATACCATCGTTTCTTCCGTTGTCGGCGCGGGCATCCAGGCCCAATCGACCTTCGAGACTCCCGAAGGTGATGACATCGAGGACATCAACGACCTGAGAGATAAGGCTTGGTCCGAATGGTCCGAAGTGGCCGACATCAACGGGCGTTTGACCCTCGAAGAAATCCAGATCATCGCCCTTCGCGAAATGGTCGAAGCGGGCGAAGTGCTTATCCGCATTGTCAATCTGCCCTCGACGGAATACCGCGGTATTTCTCGACCGATCCCGATGGCCCTTGAGATCATCGAAGCCGACAGGCTAGCGACCGATCGCGATACCTACAACACAGGCATCGATCGCGGCGACGGAACGAGGGTTATTCGCGGCATCAAGGTTGATGAATCGGGCAAGCCCCTTGCCTATATGATCTATGACGATCATCCGTTGCAGCCTTACGCAGTCTCCAGAACGCCGAAGGAAATCCCAGCGAGGGAGATTATCCACCTATTCAGGCAGGATCGAGTCGGCCAGACTCGCGGCGTTACGTGGTTCGCTCCAGCCCTAGCATCGATCAGAGACCTTGGAACGTACCTCGACAACGAACTCCAAGCCTCGGCTATCGCGTCTTGCTTTACGGCGGCAATCAAGACCGAGACACCATTAGGCAGGCTCAGCGACCCAGATGCGGGCGATGGGACCGACAGAAGGGGCAACCAAGAGCGATACTTAGAGCCAGGATTAGTATTCGAGCTTAACCCCAACGAATCGGTCGAGGTAATCAACCCTACGCGGCCAAACACTAGCGCGGGCGAATGGACCAAGGTTATCTTGCGAGGGATCGCGGTAGGGACCGGGCTATCCTACGAGGTTGTAGCTCGGGACTATTCGCAGACCAGCTACAGTTCGAGCCGGACCAGCCAACTCGAAGACCGGCGGCGGTTTCGGATCATTCAGAAATACCTTATCAGGCACTTGCTACAGCCCGTTTGGGATCAGTTTTGCACCAGGGCAGCCATTACTGGCCTAGAAGGATTCCCTTCGTCATTCGACATCCTGAGCGATCGCAGACGGTTTACCCCGGTTGAATGGCAGACACCTAAATGGGAGTGGGTCGATCCGGGCGTTGAGCAACAGACCAGCGAATCGGGCATCAATTCATTCACGGCGACCTACTCCGAAGTCCTCGGGGCTCAGGGGCTTAACTTCCGAACGGTGTTCTACCAGCGGGCCAAAGAAAACCGATTGCTCCAAAAGCTTGGCTTGCAGACGCCAGAGCAAACGCAACTAGCGATTTCAGCGGCTCAGACCCAAGGGGCGGCAGAAACCCAACCAGCGACCGGCAGCGGCGAAATGATGGGGCTGTCAACGCTCCAATTCAATCGCAACCGCAAAGCCATCGCCAAGACCCTAGACGAGCTTTCCAGCGGGGCCATTAGCGAAGCGGCGGCGAGGGTGTTCCTGTCGTCGGTCGGCATGTCCGAGACGAGCGTACAGGCCCTAATTGACGACGCAAAAGACGGATCGGTGGACACGCTACCGGCTGAGGTGACGGCATGAACAAACAAGACCTAATCAAGCGACGCAAGGAACTCGACGCAAGAGGCAAGGCAAGCCAACACGGCCAGGTTGTTCGGTTGCTTGGTATTGTCAAGGATGGCAAGGCGGTTATCGCTACAGAGACCCCGGTAGCTATTTTCGACGATGTGCGGCGGCAATGGATCATGCAAGTAATGTTGATGGACGGAATGCAGTTCCGCAACGATCGGCAAACGCTTCCAATTGTTGACAGCCATGCCGATCAGACTGTACGTAATGTTTTTGGGTCGATCCGAAACATTACCATTGAAGGCGAACAGCTAGTCGGCATCCCTGAGTTTGCGAGCGATGACGAAGCGCAACGAATTGCCACAAGATACAACGAAGGGCATTTAAACGATTTTTCAATCGATGCCCGAATCCTTTCTCGGAAATACATTCCAGAGGGACAGTCTTACACTACCCCAAGGGGCCAAGTGATTGAGGGGCCAGCGGAAATCGTACTCCAATGGGAACCCCATAACGCTTCGATCTGTGCAACGGGCGCAGATCCGAATTCTACTGTTAGACGGTCTTACGACCAGGAAAGGGTTGAGAGAATGGACGAAAGCCTAATGGCAACGTTGAAGGGTCTTGGGTTGCCTGAGGGCATGACCGACCCGATGCAAATCATTGTTTACCTCGCAGGCAAAGCAGCGGGGCAAGCCGGTTCTGACTCGGCTCCGATGGGCCAAGTCGAATCGATGGCAGGCATGGAAAAAGAGCCCGAAGAGACTATGCGGGCCGAGCATGTCGAGCCAACCGAAGACACCGAAAAGAAAGTCGAAGCCGAAGTTGCAAGACAACTCAAGGCAGCCGACGACCGACGCAAAACAATCGTTGCCCATTGTATGGTTGCAAAGCTTGAGCGTAGCTTTGCAGACTCTTTGGTTGACGATCCAAATTTGACCGTTCAGGACGCTCAAGAAAGGATCATCCGAAAGATGGCTTCTCAACCACTAGGAGGGGCCGTCGAGGGCTCCAGTTTCAGCGTGACCGAAAGCGAGCACGATAAGTTCATGGCTCAAGCTTCGGCGGGTCTTGTGCAGCGATGCTACCAAGGCCAGATCAAGACTCAAAAGGCCCCTGACGTTCAAGGCGCGGAACACTTCCGCAACCTCGGGCTCTATCGGCTTGCCGAGGCTTGCGTAAGGCGAATGGGCGTCAACCCAGAGCACCACAACAAAGGCGATATCGTTCGCATTGCGATGGGTCACCCGGGAATTGTCGGCCGATTGAATATCCGTCGATCCAACGACGTTTACCACACAAGCGGATCGTTTTCGAGCCTGCTTTTGGATGCGGCCAGCAAGACCCTAACGGCGTCTTACGTCGAGGCCCCATACACTTGGGACCAATGGGTACGACAAGCTCAGTCGGTTGACGATTTTAAGAACATCAACCGAATCAGCCTTGGCGAATCGCCAAACCTTGAGGTTGTTCCCGAAGGCAAGGACTACCCAGAGGGCAAGGTTGTTGATCAGCGCAAGTCGTACAAAGTCGAGAAGTACGGCAAGGAATTTACCGTGACTTGGGAGACGGTTATCAACGACGACCTGGACGCCCTTTCCCGCATCCCAGCGATGCACGGCTCGGCGGCTCGTAGGACTCAAGAAAAAGCGATCTACGATGTTTTCCTGTCGAATCCGTTGATGCCTGACGGCTTCAATCTTTTCTCGGCTTCGCACGCTTCCGGGACTAACCTTTCGGGCGGTGCTGGGGCTCCAAGCAAGAACACGCTTGACAAGGCTTTTGAGGTTATGGGCAAGCAAAAGGGATTGTCTAGCGACGTTTTCCTCGGGCTTACCCCGTCGATCCTCTTGGTGCCTTTGGCCTACGCAGGGACAGCATTGGAGCTTGTCAATTCGACGGCTTCGGTCGAGAGCGAAAAGAATAGCGGCGTCTCGAACCTTTACGGCCGTGGCGGTGCTCGGCAGTTGCGGGTTGTTGCAAGTCCATATCTGGACGCCAATAGCTCGACCAACTGGTACGCAATCGCCGACAACAGCCTGATTGACACGGTTGAAATCAGCTTCTTGAGCGGTGAGGAATCGCCGGTCTTGGAGTCGGATTACAACATCCGAAACGATTCGTACATCTACACGGTTCGCCAATCGTTCGCAGCGGCGGTAATCGAGCATCGCGGCATCTTCGCTAATCGTGCGTAGTGTCGATTGAAATCTAGCCCCTGGGCGATTGCTTAGGGGCTTTTTGGGACGGCAACAAAATTCACAAAACAGGAATATAAAAACATGGCAGGAATGCAAGACTTCAAACCGTATTTCGATGACTTTATCGGACCAGCGGTATCCTTTCCGACTTCGGCGAACATCGCTTCTCCTTGGGTCTATACGATCACTGGGGCGGCTCCTCCGACAGCACAGCGGAACAACGACCGAAAGGTGTTGACTCTCACGAGTGCGAGTCAAATTCAGATCCTCGGCGGGGGTCACGGCGATGCCTTGGCGTTCGACATCGACGACGTTCAGAGCGTCGAGATGCGGGCTCGGATTGGGGCGTCGACCTTTACGAGCGGATCCATCTTGGTGTTCGGTTTGGGCTCGGCTCGAAACGATACCGCCGACAGCGTGGCGGCTCATGCTTGGTTCAGGATGGAAGGGGCTAACAGTACAAGCCTCGTCTACGCCGAAACCGATGACGAGGTAAGGGACAATAACGACGTTTCGACGGGCGTTACCCTTGGCACCACGTTCAAGAAGTTTGTAATCGACTTCCGAGGCGGTAAGAGCAACGTGCGGTTCTTCATCGACGGCGTTCAGGTTTGCAAGGACACGACGTTCGATATGTCGAGCTACACCGGAAGCTTCCAGCCGATTGTCCAGCTTCAAAAAGCGGCCAACACGAATGTTGACGTTTTTGAAATGGACTACATTGACATCGACGGCAAGCGAGCCTAATCCGTGAGCTTGCACGATACCATCATCGAGGATGCCAAGAAGGTATTCGCCAACCCGCAAGACTTCGCCGAACCGACCGTTTATCATAAGAAGAACGGTCGGACTCGACCAGTCAACGCGGTGGTCATTCGCGAGGCCCTTGGCATCCTGCCCGAAGATGGTGACGTTGTTTATCCGATGTTCGAGTATCATTGTCCTAACGACGCTTCCGAGGGCATCGCAAGCGACGAATTGAACTTGGGCGGCGATCAATTGGAATTTTCGGATCGAGTCGGACAGCCACCGAGGCGGCACTCGATCCTAAAGCTACTTAGCCACGATGAAGGGATGCTGGTCCTAGAATGCCGTTAGCAGTCGTCGAAGAAATCGCCGTTGTCCTAAAATCGCGTCTCGATGCGATGATCGACGACGCTACGTACTCGACGGCGATCAGCGAAGTACAGCGACCGAATCGATTTGCCAACTTTACGCCAGTCCACAATCAGATCGTATTGACGCAAGGTCCAGCCGAGCGGGTGCCAGATTTGGACAGGCCCGGCAATCCTCCTGCCAATGCGATGCGGCAAACCTTTTTGATCCTTTGCCATATCATGCA